GACGGAGAGATATCGTTTCAGCTCCATGTGGCTGGTGAATACAATTGGTCTTGGGCTGATATCCAAAACAATGCAGCAATACCCATTCCATCAATAAACCTGCACAATGAACTTTGCGACTCCACCCCAAGCAAGGAAGCTGATGAAGCGTAGCCCATTAAAACGCAAGACCCCGCTTAAACGCACTGGATTTCTTAAACGAGGCAAGCCACTTGCGAAAACTTCCCCGAAGCGGCGACAGGAAATGCCACAGATGCGAGCATGGCACGATGCTGTGTTTGAACGAGACGGAGATATGTGTGTATTTTTCCCTGAGCTACGCGGTATTATTGCCCATCACATTAAAAGTCGTCAAGCATGGCCCGGATTGAAGTTTGATGTTAAAAACGGGTTACGTGTGAGTCAGTATGGCCACGATTGGGCGCATGCCGAGAAGAAAGATGCAAAAGAATGGCTACGTACCCACCGACCAGAACAATATGAACACCTATACGGAGATAAGACATGAAACTTAAAACTATTACTGACAACTTCGGCGACACACTATCAATCAAACACGACACTGGTGAACAGTGTATTATGCATATTGAGGAGCTTAATGGCAACGCTGCATGTATCGAGTTGTCTATTGTCAAATCGCGGCAGTTAATAAACCACCTGCTTACAGCGAACCGCGAGATGGCTAGGGCTGCAAAAGGCATGGCTACTATTACCATATCACTTAGGCTACCGTTAAAGGAGATGTCGCCCAATTATACACCCGTTAATCGCAAAACAGCAATGGCAAAAGCTAGGGCTAAAAAAGCTGATACCCAATTGGCGGCGATAGTAACAAAAGAAGCTATTGGCAGAAGAAACAAGCCGCTGTGGGGGAAGGCCGAACTGCAAGCCACGTTTTATTTTGCTACCAATAGAGGTAGAGATAAAGACAACGCTAACGGATCATTAAAGGGCTTTCAGGACGGGATGGCTATTGCAGGATTAGTTACGAACGATAAGGTTATCGACCCACTACCGCCAATCTTCAAGATTGACAAAGTAAAACCACGCGTAGAGATAATAATTACCGAGGTGGAATAATGAACCCCACTAGAAATAAAACCATTGACTTGCGAGGCTACCACCTAGGCTACGCCCAGGAGGTATTAGACGCAGACTTGCCACGCCGAGCAAAGGCTTACGCAGCACATACGTTGCGAATACAAGCACAGCTACCCATCGAAAATGCGAAAGACAAACAGCGGATGTATGCTGCAGTCGTGCAGGCGTACAAGAGGCTAGGCTCAATAAAAGCTACCGCACATAAATGTCACATGCACTTTAACGACACCAAAGGTCTGCTAATTAAGGCTGGGCTAATTGGGGGTAAGAAATGAATAATAAAATCCAATCTGTAATCAATGGCGAGTCTGAAGGTTGCATCATAGACGGCGATTGCATATCTGTAATGAAGGATATGCCTGACAAGTCTGTGCAGTGTTGCGTTACCAGCCCACCATATTGGGGATTGCGGGACTATGGCGTTGATGGACAATTCGGACTTGAGCAAACCCCTGAAGAATATGTTGCCAAGATGGTTGATGTATTCCGCGAGGTTAAACGCATACTCAGAGACGATGGTACATGCTGGTTGAATTTGGGTGATTCATACTTAGCACAACAAGGAAAAGGCTTTCCGGGTACAGGGCAACGAAACATTCCAGAAATTGACAAAAACGCATCCAATAAAGTTGTTCGCCCATCATGGCTTAAACCCAAAGACCTTTGCGGCATCCCTTGGATGGTAGCGTTTGCATTACGTTCAGATGGGTGGTGGTTACGTCAGGACATCATATGGCAGAAGCCCAACCCTATGCCAGAGAGCGTAACGGATAGGTGTACAAAATCCCATGAGTATATTTTCCTGCTGTCAAAGTCTGCGAAGTATCACTATGACCATGAGGCAATAAAAGAAGATGCAGTTGACCCCGAAAGCTACAAGGGTAGAAAGTTTAGAGCAGCTACAGCTATTATCAAAGCAAATGCACGACCCAATAGCAATCCTAACTCTATTGACAAAGGCCGCAAAGGTGATGGCAAAACTTTTGAGAAAGTCAACAAGCGTGATGTTTGGTCTGTCAACGTCCACCCCTACAAAGAAGCACACTTCGCCACATACCCTCCAAAGCTAATAGAACCCTGCATCCTGGCTGGATGTCCTGAAGGTGGCATAGTATTCGACCCGTTCATGGGTGCAGGCACAACCGCACTGGCGGCCGCTGGGCTTGGCAGGAGGTACATTGGTACTGAATTGAACCCAGAGTACGCCGAGATAGCCCGCAGGCGAGTACATGGCCCCATGTTCTCAGGAGAAATAAAATGAACGACCTATTCGGAGTACAACCTGACGTGCCTGTAGAAGCGACAACCTTCGATGAGTTCTGGGCTGCGTACCCCGGCAAGCGGAAGGTGGCAAAACCTCAGTGCCGAAAGAAGTTCGCTGCGCTGTCTGCTAAAGAAAAAGCTAAGATTATGCCGTCACTGGAACAATGGAAGATTTGCGAAGAATGGACAAAAAATGGCGGCATGTACGTTCCCACCCCTCATAAGTGGCTGAATCAAGCGTATTACGATGCGAAGCTGGGCGTAACTGTACCGCCGAAGATCAAGAACAAGATCAACCCAGCGACGAAACAGCTCACCGACCAAATGGTAGACGCACTCGACCCGAAGATAATCCAGCAGAAGAAAGATGATGCACAGATAACCAAGCTACAACTGGACGGCAAGCTCGAAGGCGTTGTTCACCAGGCTATTAACGAAGTGAATGAAATCTACAGCGAACACATGAACCCCGCGAACGTAGCTTATTCACACGAACTGGCTAAAAAAGATGCAAATTATGTGATGACGCGCGGCGACTGGCGCATAAAGAGGCAAGTATTGACAATTTTAGCACGAAAGGAATAATCATGCCAAAGCAAAACACACACGAGGAAGAAGTAACAGTTAAAATCCAAGTGCCAGATTACTGGATAGCAACCGGAGAATATCGGGGAGTAAAGAATGGAGACTTTTATCTTAATGTTGACTACTGTTGTGAATGGCTTTGCGGCGGTAAGTCTGATTCAAATTATTACGTCTTGAAACGCAGGGAACTTACAGGCTGGGAGTGGCTGAAGACGCTGCCTTCGCCAACAACGATACGTCAAATACCATCGCAATGGATTTTTTGGGTAGAACGTGACGAGGAAATAATATATCTCCACCAAGAAGGCGGGCATATTTTAGACTCTATCGCCCAAGTTGACAACCAAGCCATTGCAGGCATGTCCCCCGCCACCTGCAAGGTGCTGTACCCCAAGCCAGAAAGCGACGGTGAATGAAATGAGCGAGGTTAAATGTTGCGATTATTGCGGAGATGTTATTAACGATACTGCTGCTTTATCGTGTATTGGTTGCAGTGATTTATACCTTTGCGTTGAGTGTTTTAATAGACACAGTGGCTATTGCCAAGAGTGTGAAAAACTAAATGATGATTATGATAATGAAATCAAATGTTCTGGTTGCCAATCCCTCCAATCCGAACTATCAGCGTTGAAGGAATCGACGAGGTGGATACCAGTTGAGGAGAGGTTGCCGAAAGTCCTATATGATACTGATGTATGGGTTATAATTAACGGACTCACGGGGCCGGAAGCCTCCCCTTATACAAAATACGCTGTTTTGAACTATAGGCCCGGCAGAAAAGATTTTATTCGCTGGGACAAAGATTCGGAGTCTGAGATATTTAGCTGGACTTCAAACAAACGCAGATTTGACCAAGTAACTCACTGGATGCTCCCCAAGGAAAGGAACGCATAATGGCATTTTACCCTGGAGAAGAACCGGATCGATGGCCGAGCAAGGCTGACTATGATTATGTTAATAGACATGCGATCTGGCTAGATAAATGGGAAACAGTAATCACTATTTTTATTATCATTATCGGTCTATTGCTTCTTGGCATAGCAATCGCGGTAAAATCTTAAACTGGAAAGGAATAATGATGAAAACGCTGGATAAGTTTAATGAAGAGAGAAGAAAAGAGATTTTTAGGTGGAATAGTAAGACAACTGGTATTGAATGCCCTGAATGCAAAACAGAACTAATAGACACAGACGATATGATCTTAACTAGCCACCCGCCCCAGAAAAACATTCACTGTCCATCATGCGGATATACCGGCCTTAGGATTGTATAGAAAGGAACGAGACATGAAAACTAATGTTAAACTATTAACAGCAGGAGCAATAATTTGTGTTGCAGCCCTCTTTTCGTTAATTGGTATAGGGGTTGGGGCTAAAATTCAACGACACATAAACAAGCCCTGCCCCACTGCCAACCACGACGAGGTATCGCAAACCCAAGACCCATTGCCAGTTCATATTGAGCAGCCTACGCAGTATTGGCTGACCGACACAGCCGTGTTCCTGCAAGCAATACTACCCCTGGAAAACGGGCCTGCCGATAACCCATGGAACTTCACCCCTAGTTACCTCGATAACGTGCGGATGCACTACTGCGGCCTAACAGGCGGTAATCTTGCCGATTGGGACTACGTAGGGAAGCTCGTGAGGGCGTATAACACCATCCACAAGGCACGAAACGACGAACACGCGGCTGCGATGCACCGGAAAGGCCCAGGCGGCTGTAAGGGCGACACAGGACGTGCTTATGGTAAGTTGGCACAGAACATCATTTGGGAGTGGGAGTGTAGACAATATGCGCCCGCACCGTGGGAAGGAAGCGAATAGTAAACGATGAACCTCAGGCCGCCAACATATTTTGAATTGCAAGCCGAATGCAACAGGCGCCGCAAAAATGAGCGCGACTGGCGAAAACTGACAGTGTTAGCCATTATTGTAGCGGCACTCACTATCTTACTAACATTTTACACTGCGGAAGGATCGCAGATAATCAAGGGGCAGGGAAGCTCCGAACATACACAAAGGCTGGCAGAACCAGCCAGAAAAGGCGGATAGCACTGCAAATTCAAAGTCTTCCAACACGCCTCACCCCAGTAAGCCGGGGTGGGGCAACTTTTAACACGAAAGGTAAACTGATTATGGATATGCAAGATTCGGGTAAGCGACAGGAGTTTGAAACAGGTGCGGTGCGTGATGCGGCAGATGGGAAGCCGAAGATGCACTGGATGGCGCCGTGGTGGTGGGATTCTATACTAGAGGAGACTAATTACGCTCAAGCTGGCACAGATATTAAAAAATTCCTCATTGACGGCAATGTTCAACACTTAAAAGACGCTTTTTTTGTAATGATAGAAGCTCAAGGTGGCTACGGGAGGTTGTGCGGATGGCTGGAAAAGGGTGCTGAGAAATATGCCCCGTATAATTGGGCTGCTGGAATGTCTGTTGCTAGATGTTTTGATAGTGAAGGCAGGCATATGAAAAATGAAAGCTGTGGCGAGGCCGAGGAAGATAATGGTGCTGCAATGTCTTGCAACCTTATGTTCATAATTCACTACATAGAAAACAAACCCGAATTAAACGACATGCCAATTTACTCTAAGTTAGGAGAAACAAATGATATATCTAGCAAGTCCGTATAGCCACGAAGACCCTGAAGTGAGAGAAGAACGATTTGAAGCGGTGTGTGCCGTAGCTGGTGAACTCATGGCCGAGAACATTGTAGTGTTTTCACCCATTGCTCATACTCACCCAATTGCAGAGTTTGGTAATCTTGACGGAATGGATGCTGACTTCTGGCTGAACTTCGACAAAGAGTTTATTATACGCAGCGATGTGATGTGGATACTAATGCTCGACGGCTGGGAAGGATCTTACGGCGTTGGGTGGGAGACAGAATTCGCCAGGCAACACAATATTCCTGTTGGATACCTTGACCCTGAAACACTTGAATTAACCCATGAAGGAACTGTAATATGAGTAATACATCAATAGAACGAAAGACTGAAGTTCGTGATTATGTAGCTAAAACCAGTGTTGATGTTGCTGCTAAAAAATTTGGTGTTACCCGAGAAACCATCAGGCGATACATGCGCAAGTCTAATGGTATTGATGCAAGGGCATGCAACAAAGATGTGGCATCACAAAGCCCAACACTTGCAAAGATAGCCGAGAGATATACCGGCAAAGAACTCCGCCTCTTAGCCGAAGGCAATCTTGATATGGGGTATAAGCACACTCCAGTCCACGATTTTACCGGAAAGACGGTCAAGATAGGATATATGTCTGACACACACATTGGCTCTATATATCTTGATACCAGTTATATATCTGATGCCCGCGAAGAGTTCGCCAAAGAAGGCGTAGATATGGTTGTTCACGCTGGTGATGTTACCGAAGGGCTTAGTAATAGGGCTGGACATATTTACGAATGTTCAGAGCTTGGGTTTGATGCACAAAAAGAAAAAGCTATTGATTTGTTTGAACCATTTGACTTCTGCCCGCTGTATATGATTGACGGCAATCATGACCGATGGTTTTTGAAGAGCAACGGCGCACGGATAGTTAAGGATATTTGCAAAGACCTTCCGTGCGCCAAGTTCTTAGGGCACGACGAGGGAGATATTGAGCTTGGCGAAAATGCCACCATTAAACTATGGCACGGAGAAGATGGTTCGTCGTATGCGATATCATATAGGCTTCAGAAGCTAATTGAAAGTTTATCTGGTGGTGAAAAGCCAAACATTTTAATTGCCGGTCATGTACATAAGTACGGGAAGTTCTTTATCAGAAACGTACACTGTATTGGGGCTGGGTGTATCGAGAAACAAAGCAAGTGGATGCGCGGCAAGAAAATACAAGCCCATACCGGATTTGGGATTATTGAGGCTGTTGTAAACGAAATGGGTGTTGGCAAGATTACCGAAACCTTCTATCCATTCTACGCATGACCATCCAAGCAGCCACCGACCGACAGGCCAGAATCAAGCTACGCCTTCGCATACGTGGGTTCGCCAAGGAAGCTGAGTATTTCGAGATGATACTGGCTATCCAAGAACTGATAGAAGATGAGATTAGAAATAAACACGAATAAGAAAGCAATACTTATGAATAAGTACATCCAATTCTATCCACAATATGGTTAAAATACTATACAAGTGTGGTATACTGTTAGGATGTTGCTATGAATATGTAGTAAAACCAAAGTAGAAGTATGAATTTAACACCAAGGACGGTAAATATGGGTATAGATATGACAAAATTAGCAATTTGTATACAATGCCAGTCGCCTATTAAGACATTCACGCAAGGAAATCTGTGCGAGGGGTGCAAAAGCAATGACTGGGTTCCCGGATGGTTTTCCGCCAAAAGGGAACACTACCAAAATGGCGAAGATGGTGAACCAGCAAGGGCAGATTGGCGAGTTTGTCCTCCGACTGGGGTTCCAATGCTTGATAATTCTGAAAAAACTGTAAAACTTTCTTCATTAAACCTAACCCATAGCTCTATCAAGAGTTTACAGGCTGTAGAACAAGAGGAAGGGCTTAACAATTTAGAGTATTTGGGTTGCTTTTTTGAGTTTTAGACAAATTTCTACATCACCTAGTAAGTAGAAGGATTTATATGCAAAAAGATATTCTTGCCAATAGTCCCCGTGATATAATAAAATCGTTTACCGCCCGCGAGAAAACTGTAGCATTGTACTACTACTGTGAAGGTTTGACTTTTATTCAAATAGCTGGGGTATTAGGTGTAACTCGCACCGCAGTATATGAGCGACATCGGAAGGTAGTCAAAAAGCTTGGATTTAAGCCCCCCAAACCTTGGCAGGGTAAAAAACGAACGCCTCACAATTGCTTTACGGCCGACGTAAATAGTTGGAATGGGGTAGGCTAGTTGATATTTTTAACGAATTGGATAAGCAATTCGCTATTCATCGCCGCTGCAATCTTCTCAAGTGTTGCAATAGTAACAGCGTACTCATCGCTTTCAATGCGACATAAATGCCCCTTAGCAAGCCCCGCGAGCTTCCCAAGTGTATCTTGGCTAGTTGGCGGCCGAATTGCCTTACGCGCTCGCTGAACGAGCTTTCCAGGGGTCATGCTACCCTCGGCAATACGATTATCCACACACGCCCATAAGCATCAGCGTTCGGGTCGTTAGGCATGTGTGGATTTGACAACAATCGCCCGTCACAAGTCATATTCGCGGCTGCTTCGTCGTAGGTTTTGTATGTTTCAATCATAATTGCTCTTTTGCTGTAGCTAGGGCCGCTTTATAACTATTTGTGGTTGCGACGCCAGTTCCGAGGGTAAGATTGTCCCATACTTGAACGCGTCGTTCTGCCCGTTCAAGTATTGGTAGGTAATTTTCCATCGCCTTCACTAGCTGGGTGTGCGAATTACAAGCACGGGCGATAAACTCGGCGGTTGCAAGCCTCTCTGCTTTGCTCGCCGATGTTGCGTCGTTTTGCGGCAAAGCAACCATAGCAACCCAAGAACCACAATAACCATTTACCGGTTCATTGCTTACTATCGGGATAACCGCGTGCCGTATGTTGTTTATATACACGTCTAACGTCGGTTCTATCGCGTATGGTGTTAGTAAGGGTTTATTTTCTCTCATAATCGCACCCCCGAATCGTCATCGTCTAGGGCTTCGAGAAGCCAGACCGCTGCGAGGCAAAGCGAGACTATGGTCGCTATTGCTGATAAGATGTATAACATGATTATTACTCCTGCCCTGCTGGGCTGTTAAGGGGTTGTATAAAAAGAGAGTCTATTTTAGGGTAGTGCTTTCTGACAATATCAGCGCACTGGCCGAGGGTTTGTATTCTAGTGGCATCAGCATCAAAAGCATCAAAAGCAGCAGCAGCAACAGCAGCATCAGCATCAGCAGCATAAGCAGCATAAGCAGCAGCAGCAGCAGCAAAAGCAGCAGCAGCAGCAGCAGCAGCAGCAGCAGCAGCATCAGCAGCAGCAACATAAGCAGCATAAGCATAAGCAGCATAAGCAGCATAAGCATAAGCAGCAGCAGCCTTTACATCGCCAAGCGATACGCCTTTTTTGTTTTTGGCCCACGCCTCAGCGGTTTTGATTGCTTTTAATGGTCTTTTCTCGCTATTTGGAACATGTTTTAGCGAGAGCCGCGCACATTCGCAAGTGCAAAGCACAAGTTTTTTACGCTTTTCACCACCAGGCTCGCCAGATAGCCGCCCAATTAGCCAAAGCATATCATTGCCGCGTTTACAATGCAGCCATGCCGACTGGGACGTTTTGTAGTTTTTGACATACTCGATAGCACTGGTACAAGCATGAAGTTCATTCAGTTTTTCGATAAATAATTCAGTTTTCATCGTAATTGCTCCTATTCTAAAGGTTAATCGTTCAAACCCCGGCCGGGGAGTCGAACCCTGGCGAGTACCTTGCGGGGCGGGAGTGCTTAGGTTGATAAATTACCAAGGGCTGCGATCAGTGATTTTGTGCTATATTTCGCGTTCGGGGTCATTTTGCGCGTCCACGTGCTAAAATTGCGGCTCCAGCGGAAACCGTGGCTCTTGATTGTATCAATTATTTCTCGTGGCGGCTTTTCGTCGTGTTTAACATTGATTCGGTTCTCGGCATAATCATAGGTTACTTTTCCGCCGTCAATCTCAAATTCTTTTGGCTCTAAGCCTGATTCTTTTGCAGCTTCCCTGCGTTCGAGTTCAGCAACCCTGGCGGTTTGGTTTTTAATACGGGCGTTTGAATTTGTTAGTTCAAAGGAACGAAACCCATATTTTTCGAAACTCTCCGGCATTGTGTTTATCCCCAACGCTCGCAATGATTCGCGTGTTTCGGCGTTAATGCCACCGCTTTTGATTGCCGATTTGATGATTTTATTCGCTGTTTTCATAGCTTCGTGCCATTTTAAAGAGTTTTCCAGCTCCGCTTTTTTCATTGCCAATTCACCACCGGCAGCACTGATCTTTTCTATCTTGTCTGCTTTTCGTTTCCACTTGCGGAGATTGTCGCAAAACTCCCAAATCTTCTGACGTTTATTGTCTGCCCAATCGCCCCGCTTGCGGTTCCTTGCGACTGGGAAATTGGCCGGGCCTGTAATCATCGAAGACATAACATTACTGTGCGAGTGCAGCCAGTCAGTCCAGAGAATATGCAACTTGTCCGCGTGGGCTTGTGTAAAAACCCCCCCAAGCTCTTCAGTCAGTCCATCGAAAGCCTCTTTGTGCTTCCTGATCTCATCTTCTCCGCGCTTTTCCGGGCTAAAACTGGTTCCGTGGTGAGATAAATAGGCCAGTTTTTTATCAAGCGGCTGATATGTAGTTTCCATTTTCATTACTCCCGTATTGTTAAAGGTTAGGTGGAAAAATTGCAAAGTATGGTTTGCGCCTCTAATACCAATTTGTTGATTTTCCGTGCATCCTCGGCATTTGTAGTCACCTCATCGATTTTAGATAGAATATCCGACAATCGATCTGTGGCGTTTTGTTGCTCGTTACAGTCCCGCAGCAAATCCTCGCAAATTTGATCAAGCGTATCCGCACAAGTCGAGGACGGCAAAACAAAATCAATCGCTTCGACGCGAGGATGCTTTAGATATCGAGCTGCCCTTTGCAATGCTGGTATTATGTCGCTAATTTTCATAATTCTATTCTCCCAAAGGTTAGTGGTTTAGTTTCAATCCATCGCCAGGGGCCGCGCTACCGGCCATAACCGAGAGGTTGTTTGACTACAATAAGCGGGGGCCTACACTTACCCAAATAAATCCGGTGTTGGTGGCCGTCATAAACCCAACGGTCAACCCCCCGAAACGCAACTAGCTTAAACGTCGCGTAAGTGTCGCCTCCGTCCCTGTAGTCGTATGCCTCGCCGCATTGTACGATTACGCACGTATTTGTAATAGGCGGGACCACTTCGCGGAAATAGTCGACAACGCTATCGTCTACAAGGTCGCCGGGTGCTGCGAATTGTTCCCATGTCAAGCCCGATTCATTCCACATTGTTTTTGTTTTTGTTTCAATAGTTTTCATTGTAATAATCTCCCGGTAAAAGTAGTAATACACCGATTTTCGATATATTGCAAGGGCTGGCGATACCAGCCTATGCAAAATGCCGATTTATGCCGCGTCAACTTGTGATCGGTGGAATAACTTATACTCTTTGGGAAACATGTAGCTATTATCTAAGTCTTTTGCTTCCTCACCCTTGGAACCGACGGACACCCAGGAAACACCGGATACAGTACTTTTTTCACCCTTGCGGACACAAAACCCATTGTCAATCCAGCCTTTGAAAGTCTTACAGTCAAGGTATGGTATTCCGTCAAGGTTTTGTTGTTGCATTTGTAACTTGCAAAAGAAAAAGCCCATCCGCGAATACTTCATGCCGTGTATTGCCATAATAATATCGACCGCTTTTGCTTCTCCGTCCGTGAATAGCTTTTTGGCTTGGTTCCATCGGTTACGCAAGCTAGTCATGTACTCTTTTTTCTCTTCTGTAGTATGTTTCATTTTCATTTCTCCCGTAAGGTTAAGGTTAAGTGTTGAAGGCGTGTTGGTGGATAAGGGTGTCGGTCTCGGACATTGCAGCCGTTGAGCTTATCTGGCGCGGTGTCCCGCATTTTGAGCAACACTCTAGTGTCTGACCCGGCGCGTACGTAATTGCGTCACCGCACTCACACTCTGAATACTTATAATCTGGTTCGTATTTGTCGTCGGTAACATTGATTCCGGGGCCGATAACCCGATCTTGCTTGTCTATAATTACCCAATCGTTTGGAACCGCAAGCGTCCAATAACTAAAAACATCAGTTTTATGGTAGCAAACGCAATAAACTGTAATTATGTCTTTCATGATTCATTACTCCCAAGGATTAGCGGTTTAACTTCTGTTCTATCTATCGGTAATTGTAACGTATTACATGAGAGAGTCAATAGTTATTTTCAAAGTTTTTCAAAATTGTACAAAACCCCAATTAAACAGGGGTAAAATTTATTTATTATTGTGTGTTTATTATGATTAAGAAGAAAAAAATAACAGAAACTAGACAGAGCAACGGAAAACACATGATTCAAGGTGCAGGGCCGGGGCGTCCCAAGGGTAGTAAGAACGCTGTCAACAAAGCTATTGTAGACGACGTTATAACCACCTATAAGCGGCTAGGCGGTACAAAGTACCTTGCGACGCTTGCAAAGGGTGATAGAACGGATAGGGCTATCTGGGGTGCGTTAGTGAACAAGCTTATGCCCGCGAAGATTGAGGCGGAAGTGACTGGAAAGTTGACTTGGGATCAGATAATTGCTGGCAATGAGGGTTAAAATGGCACTTATGTCAATTTATGGTGTTGTTGCTCGTGTGTGATAATGGCGTAAACATTGGTATTTATGCGAAGTGCTACGGGGTGAGTAGTTTTGTGTTGATTACCGTAAGTCTTCGCGGCTTACGGTAGATACTAGGAATAATCGGCGTCGAGGTTGCTTCGTAAGCTGCTGTTGGGCGCTTGGGTATGGGTAAGGTCGGCGTAAATGCCGGGAAAAGGAACAATAAAATGAATGAGTCTTGTTTAAGCAGTACGCGTGTAAAAAACAATTTGCGTGATATAACTGACAAACTTAATCGATTGCATAATCGTGTCTCCTTCTTGGCGAGAAAGATTAAAGCAATTGACCCGACGCTTATACTTACAACTGAAGAGCACACAGAGAATGTGTCACCTAAAGAAAGTCCAACCTATCCTTGCAAGCACGAGTGGGAGTTTGAGGAACTATTCGCGGCTGGTGGTTATCACTATCTATATAAATGCGGTAGTTGTGGGAAGTATCAATCTTGGAAATGGGAGTGCCTTACAACAGCCGACAAGGAAGCGTTGAAGGTATTAGGTAAGGCTCCGAAGGGGGTGGAGTGATGACTTGTGGGCATGAAAAATTTCCAATCGTTTTCAAAGGTGAAAATACTGGTTTAGCGTATTGTCCCCATTGCCACCAGGTTTCTGCGTGGTGCATTATGCCAGCAGTGGAGGTTGTTGGTCTCAAAGCTGATGTCAAAAAGCTTCAATCAAGGGTATACTGTAAAGATTGCAAGTGGTATGTTCCCGATTACGCCACATTCAGATGTTCTCGATCTCCAAGTCCAGCCATGCACTATATAAACGAAAACTGTCCAGGATTTGAAGCAAAAGAAACCGAGAAGCCGGCAGAGACACCAGACGAACGTCGTACTCGCATGTTGCAGTTCGTTGACGGACTTCGAGAGACCACTAAGCTACACCCCTTCGTTGTACGCAATGTTCAAAACAAGCCCCGCCGCTCATTCTGGAGGCTGTGGATATGGTAGACGATAGAATAGTGACAGATAACACAATCAAACAGGCCCGCAAGCTCATAATGGACTTTGAGGCCTTTTGCTTACGGTTCGTCAAGATCAGGAACAAAGCCGGGGAGCTGGTTCCGTTCAAGTTCAAGCGAGGCCAAAGGTTGTTATGGCTTGCTATATGTGAGCAGGTGGCAATTGGCAAACCTATCAGGATACGATTGTTGAAGTATCGGCAGCTTGGCGGGTCGTTGTTTGTGATAATCTTCTGTTGGTGGTGGACGATAACCAATCCTGGGCATACGTCGATTAGTATTGCTAACAAGAAAGACTTGCCTCGCGACTGGTTGGGGAAGTTGAAGTTATTGCAAGAACAGTTGGAAAACGAACTCGAAAGCCCACCGAAAACCAAAGCGACTAATGAAATGGGTTTATCATACGATGTGATTGACAGTCATTATCGGATTGGTAGCTCTGAGGGTACTACGCCTGGTATGGGTTCAACGCTTCAGGGCGTGCATTTCTCTGAGAAACCATATTGGTTACATGTTGATTCTACTGTAAACGAGCTTATCCCCGCCGTACCGATGAAGTCGGATACGTTTATCATACAAGAGTCAACAGGTTTATCGGTTGGTGACGAATGGTATCGAGATTACTACGCTGCCAAGAATGGTATACTTGCCAATGGATTACCCTGTCATTACCGGGCGATATTCTGTCCATGGTTCCTTGACGAAGAGTATGATAGCGGCGCTGAGATCACATGGGACGACATGGGCGAGCTTACAGATAATGAGAAGGCTATTGTGGCCGCATCAGACGCTTACAAGCTAACTGAGGACGCTGCACTGGTAGATTTCACTGGCGTTACTGCTGGTCAGATGATGTGGCGTCGGGCGTCGTTGGTGGAATTCAACGGTGATGAGGTATTCTGGGCTAATAAGTTCCCATCGACTGAGCAAGAGGCTTTCTTATCGGGTGGTTTGAATGTATTCCAGCAACCAGAAATCATTGTGGCAAGAAGAACAGTCCGACAGCCCGAATGGGTTGGGGATATGCTTGTCACGGACGACAAACACCCCAGAGAGTACGAACTTTCAGAGCGTGTCGCTGGCAATGTCAAGATATGGCAGTATCCTGACGAGCGATATCACTATGTTGTCGGAGCAGATTCCATGTGGGGCTCATCAGACGAGACAGATTACGATTCTCTCCTTGTTCAATGTATGGAAACTAACAAGATAGTCGCGAAGGTTAAGGGGTATTTCCCAATCATGACTTGGGGCCGTATCATTATGGGTATCGGCTATCATTACAATACTGCTTTGCTTGCACCTGAAGTCAATGGCGGCCCGCCTGCGTTGGTGTTGTTACCGTTATTGTTGGGTGAATTTAGGCAAGAATGGCGGTATCCGAACATCTTCGTCCGTGGTGAGCCTAATCAGCTCAATGCCAGGGGTGGTATAAACTATGGTTGGTATACAGGCCCCGCAAGCAAAAGCGACTTGGTTTACTTTGCAATCCAGGCGACACTTGCTGGTGAGATGGACTGGGCCGATTCTGAGACTGTTGACCAGATGGCGGCATATATCAAGACTTTGAAGGGCGAAAAGGCTATTATGGGCGCTCCTGAGGGGATGCACGACGATGATTTAATGGCACGTATGATAACCGGGCTGGTAACTCACAGATCGCGTATGATGACGAAGTTATGGGAACCAGAGCAGGAGAAGCCGTTATTTGGCTCACAGCTATATGCTGAGATGATGGAAGAGCGTAAACAACAGAAACAAAGGCGCTTTTAATAGGTAATTTGTAACATATGGTAGAAGTAGCAGAAAAAACCGAGATAGAACCTAAGCTTACCGAGCAGGATTTGCGATTGGTGCGTGCTGTGCGTAAGGCTCAGAAGCATTGTGAGGAGGTTGAAAGACAGCGACAGTTAATGCTTGACGAGCTTTGCGGGCTGTATTTCGACGGTAGCGGCCCTAACGGAAAGTATGTCGATGGTGTGCTTCAAGATGGTTCGGGCGTAAATGCTCGTGGGTTGGGTGAGCGAGATCGTCAGTTGGCTATGGTGTTTACGACTATCATTACGCTTCGGCCATTACTTGCAATCGACCCGTTACCGAAGTTTGGGTATACTTCTACTGGTTTAGATGTTTTTGCACGGATATTTGAGCGTGGTGTTAAACACCGGTTCAATCAGGCTAATCTAAACGATGTTATGCGTGATTTTGTCGTACAGGCATTGTTTGGGCAGGGTATTTTAGTTAGTGGCGTTGCCCCAGATAAGGTCGTTGGTAATCTTGAAGAGGCTACTGGCTACCTTGACGATCCGGGCAAGTTCTACGTCAGATGTATTGATGCGAAGGATTTCGTTTACGATAGTGACGCTCGGACATGGGATACGTGCAAGTTTATGGGCCATTATCAAGATGTGCCGAAGGCGTTTGCTACTGGTTGCGAGCTGTACGATCCAGATCAAGTCGAATTGATCGAGCCGATTGAGGCGAAACTCACTGGTGGTGACGAGAAGCGTATTCCCAACATTTATGATGAGATCAAGTTACTTCACTTGTATTTGCCACAAACCCGCGAGATTGTTACGCTGCCAGGCGATTTAGACGAAATTGAAAAGGTTGGCATATTATCACGCCGCCCATATGAGGGGCCGGAAGAAGGGCCATATGATAGAACATCATTTCTTGATAAGCCCGGCACAGTAAAGCCAATTTCTATTGTCAGTACATTTATAGACTTGCATCGTGCGGCGAATGATTTGGCTGCGAAGTTTGTAGATCGTGCAATAAATGAGCGAGATTTCCCTACAGGTAACTTTGGAGATAAAAAACAACTCGAGAGCATGGCTGACGCAAAAGATGGTGATGGTATTCTATCGCTTGGTGGTACTATTGATACCGTGAAGGTAGGAGGCGTCTCCCAGGCGATGCTTGCAAGCTCTCAGCAGGTCAAAGAATGGTACAATGACGCTGCTATGAATGCAGAAGTCCTTGGCGGGCTTGGTCCGCAATCTCAGACGGCAGCACAAGATCAGCAACTACTTGATTCTGCTGGTATTAAAATGAGTGACTTGCAGGGTATGATCATTAAAGTTGCGAAAAGTTTGTGTCAGAAGGCTGCGTATTGGCTTTGGCATGATGAGTTTGACGAATTCCCATTGAATACCGGGCTGCCTGACGATGGTGTGTTCGAACAGTGGGAACCAGACTATCGCGAGGGTACGTTTGACGACTACAATTTCGACATAGCTGTTTTTGTAGGCCAGGCCGATACTACAAACGAGCGATATGCACGTAAATCGAAGTTTGTTCAGGACATAATCATGGGTCTTGCTCCATTTGCACAATTGCAGGGTAAGGAGCCTAATGTCGACAAGATTACAAGGGAACTTGGTGGCGATCAGGGTATTGACGATCCAGATGATTTCTGGGTAGAAGTACAACAGGAACTACCACAACAAGGCATACAGGCGGGTTCTCGGGGTGGAGATAACACAACAATTAACACAGGCCAAGGCACTACGAGCAAAACGCCGTTAGAGACGGCAAGTGTGGGCTTAGAGTAGTAGGAAAGGAACAGTAAAATGAAAATTGAAAAAGGACAGACAGTTGTACTGAATTCTGGTGGCCCACAAATGGTTATGGTTGAGAAAGATGTTAGTGATGGAAAGTATCTTTGTTTTTGGCTCGATAAAAACGGACACACACGTTCAAATTGGTTTGCTGGTGAGCGTTTAACTGCTGGGGAGATAATTTACGAAGAAGGGTTAGTATGGAAAACTACAGGAAAGGAAAATGAAAAATGAGTTTTGAATTATTGGATGACAGAATTGCAGTTGAGGTAAAAAAACAAACGAAAACATCTGGTGGATTGATTTTACCAGATGGTGTTCCAATGGATTTTTGCCGTGGTGAAGTAGTTGTACGCGGCCCGGGCAAATGGTCGATTGTCACAAATGACCGATTACCAATGGATATTGAGGTCGGCGACGAGGTTATCTTTAGCGAATTTGCTGGTGTCAAAGATGTGAAAGTTGATGACAAAAAGATCATAGTTTTGCGAGAAATTGATATACTTGTGAAGATACGGAAAGGCACAAAATGAACCAAACAGATATTGACAGAATAGCGAAGTTGGAAAAACTACTGGCTAATCCGGAAACACAGTGGGACACCAAAACTTGTGCAGATTTGAGGAAGCAGATTGCCGATATTAAGGGTGGGCAAAGCGTTGTTGTTGCTGCTCCACCGAAAGATATGCTAGAAGTTGCTGCTGATGACGGTGAAAATCTCAAACTTGAACTTGTACCTTCACTTCAGGCAGAAATTGCTAAGTTGAAGGTTGACAATGCAAAATATATGACATGGCTACGCGAAATCAAGCTGATAAACCGTAAGGGTTACGATAAGTTCCGCGTTATTATGCCAGAAGGTTTGACTATTTCCGGCTACCTTGATCATCTACACAACGCCGTTTTTGAGAGCATTCGCGAGATAGTCGAGAAACAGGCGGTTGATACGCCCGAAGTGGCTAAGAACGGCACCCAGGACGCTTCTATAGACCTTGATGTAATGGATAAGAAGCAGATGTACGATTGGGCTAAAGCTCAAGACCCTCCAATTAAGGTTGCTTGGACTATTTCCACAGATGAGATGCGGGCTACGATTAAGGCCACTATCTAATGAGTGGGAAAGGTGACAGAAATAGATCGGGATCATTGCCCGATGATTGCTTTTTGTGGAGAGATAAGAAGCCTTCATATCTAAAGACAGAAGCAGAACTTGAGGAATCCAGTGGTGTTTTTGTTTTAAGTGGCAATGGCGAGTTAGTCAAAGCTGGAGTTGGTGAAATATCAAACAATGATGCGACACTAATGACCTCTATTACTTTCGGCCGTACTCGTGGCGAACAAGTTTCAGAACTTGCTAGGCTGAAAAAGGCTGGAATTAACGCAGTTGGGTATGATAAAGGCGGTGGGTTGCAGTTTAGAGGTGGGCTTACTACTCAAAAGAAGCTGTGTAAGTTCTATAGTGATGGCGTTTTAGATGTAGGGTAAGGAAATGGTTACATGAAAAGCAGGGAATTCCAAAAACTTATCAAGCTGTTTAAGCTGGACGCATGGAATATAAAGCTGTCTGAGTGCAAAGAGAGGCCTATTTGGGTTGGACTTGATGCTTCTGCACAGGTTAATTTTGATGCTTTCAGACGAACTTGTATCATTTGGTCGCCAGTTGGTGATAAGCAGCGATCTGCAATTATCCACGAGTTGTTGCACATCGTGTTTGCTGACGCGTTTTTGGATGACATACCAGACAACAACGAACATCGTGTTATTTGTTTGCTCGAAGACATTTTAGCAAAGTATTTATAATAAACCGTCTATAAGGGCGGCAATTTAGTTAGAAGCAAATTTTCCCATCGACCAACCTGCTCGGTGTACGCGCATGACTCATGGGAAGTTTAGGAGAAAAATAATGGAAGATACAGTAGAAGATCAAATTCAGGACTCTGAGTTAGAAGATTCATCGTCTGATGCGGAAGAGCAGGAGTTAATTTCCTCGCTTGACACTGCAATGGACGACTCTCCAGCGACAGATCAACCCCAACCTGATGCGGATACTGACAATGACGACGACGTAAAACCTGTCGAACCTTCAGATGAAGAAGATAAGGACGATACGCCGAAGTTGACTAAGCGGCAAAAAGCTGGTGCGAAAGCACTGGATTTAACTGAGGATGAAGCCAAAAACATTGATGGTAAAATCCTTGAACACGCCGCTGACCTGAGATCAGAACTAACAAGAAAGTCTCAGGGGCTACCAACCAAGCATGGATATGGTAGAGAAGATAATTCTACAGAAGAGTCGCCTGTAGAAACTAAAACAGTTAGCGACGATGACATTTTTGATAAGATTGATTCTGACGAAGGCGTTAATGAGATTGTTACTCAAATAAACGACCTTCACACAAAACTCGGTGCTGCTGAAAAGCAAAACAAAGAGTTGTCAACAAAAATCCAAAATGCCGAGAACAAAAAGATGGAGAAGGCAGTTGATAAGGTCTTTGAGGGCTTACCCAAGAAAGATTGGGAAAAGCTCTTTGGTTCCGGGCCGCGATCCTCGCTTGAGGACGGTAGCTTGGAGAAAAAGAATCGTGACAAAGTATTTGATTCGGCACAGATGTTTCGCAAGAGTTATTTAGAGCGAACTGGTGAGGAATTAGAACTACCTGATGCGATTGACAAAGCCTGCTTTGATGTCTATCCAAACGAATACAAAGCATCTATAAAACGTAGTGCTACAGATAAAGCACGCCGTGTCAATAAGGGTAATATGCCACCTCCAAACAGTACCAAGACTATTCCAGCTGGTGCTGTTGATAATTACGATGATGATGGTGAGGTATTGCGAGCTTTGCGAGAGACAGGCGATTTTAGATAGAGTTTTATGTTTTTGTGATGTGTAGGAGAAATTATTATGGCCGGTTACAAAACCTCAGAATTAGCAGACGTAGTTCGCCAAACACTACCGAGAATACGCCGAAAAAGCATCATCGCTATGATGAAGCAAAACAGTTGGCATACACTCGATGGATTTATTAACGGCAATCAAGAAGGCATCCCAGGCGGCAAATATCTTGAAGAGCGTTGGTATTATGACATGGAATCAGACACGAAGTCTGACCGATGGTATAATCCCGGAACAGTACATTCGGGCCGCTTGACCGATAACTCAGTACTTGGCAGTGTCCAAATTGCTAATGGTGGATACAACGTATCGTATCTGGAAGAGGAGTTGCTCGCAAATAGGGACGCAGCCCAACTTGTCAATGTTGTCAAAGCACGTAGAATCACGGAAAAACTTCGTTATCTTCGTGGTCTTGAGCAGGATATGTGGGGTTATGTTGATTCCACGATTTCACAGACTCAGATTTTCAGTATTCCCATGTGGCTTCCACCGATTACCAGCGCACAGGCCGCTACCTCGACTATCGCGGGTGCGTTCCAGGGTGCTAATGTCGCCAGTGCCGTAAACTCAACACTTGCCGCGGCTGGTTCTGCTCAGGTTGATAAAAGTTCTGCTACCTATGCTGATTTGCGTAGTTATAATGCAGGTTGGTCAAACTCTAGTGGCGAAATAGCTCAGGTTGACCGCGAACGCATTGCAGAAGTATTATATCAGCTTGATTTTAAGGCTCCCGGCAATATGGATGAGTTGGATATGCCCGCATTTAAGAATAAGCGGATATACACGAACGCTACCATGTGGAAGTCTTTGGGTAATGTTAAAGAGCAGATGAATGATAATATCGGTGCTGATATTACCAAATATCGCATGACTCACATGATTAACGGTATTCCGGTTCATCGAGTTGATGCTCTTGACGATGCGTTTGCTTCGCCGGATACACTTCGAGGCGAGAACCCGATGTACTTCACCAACCTTGACCAGATGAAGTTTGGTGTTGACAAAAAGAAGTGGTTCCGTCATGCGGATACCCAGATCGTTCCTGGTACTGACGACTCATTCCTTGAGATCACCAGTGTTCGATGCCAGTTAATGCCCCGCGATCCTCAAAAATGTGGTGGCGTTATTAGTTACGTTGCATAGGCATTTAAGCCTTTCCCTGCATGGTGGGGGCGGTGCGTTATTCATTTTGACCGCCCTCACCAAGCCCTTTATTCTAACAATTAGGAGACAAATTATGGCTGATACAAATTCAACTTTTACAAGAGGCACAACCTCTATGGGTAACCCTCAAGCCCTTCGCCCGCCGCGAGTTCCAACAGGTGGATATCCATCGAGATACCGCAGTTTAGAGTTTACTACTACTGGCGGTGCTACAGGCGACAATGACATTCTCTGTTCTATGCAAGTACAAGAGAATGGCTTGGATTTAGCTGACTACTTCAAGATTACGGTTTATTTGTCAGAAACCGATCTTGGCGCACCAGACGCAGCAAACACTACGACTGCTGTTACTACTGGCGTTGAACTCTACGAGATAGAGACCGACTGTGTCATAGAAGCTATGACGAATTCAAGCGGCGTGCTTCTTATGACGTTTACGAATTCAGGTACAGACACTAAGTATGTATACGCTGATCTTGGTGGTGACATCTATAACGTAGGCGTGATTACTTTTACAGCTTAACCCTCTTACGGGGTGGGTTAGTTATCTGGCCCGCCCCATAAGGTTTTTATATGGCACAACCAACAACAGCATGGACTTTTGAAACTTATTACAACGCCATTGGTTCGCGTGTGTTTAATACCGCTGCGCCTACAGGAACACAATTAACAACGTGCAAGAGATTTGTAAACGAAGGCTACCAGCAGTTTTTACAAGAATATGAATGGGGTTTTATGTACCCCACAGCTTCTTTAACTATTGCTTCTGAGGATGTTGACACGGATTTGCCTCTTAATTTCGCTTCAATTCGTGGCAAAGTATCACGGTCGGCCGGTTCGTATTACGGTGGGTTGCAGGAAGTCGATCCAAGTGAGATTAGGCGACGACGTGCGTTAAACGATAGCCCTGGAATTCCGTCTTTGTACGCAATAAGTCCGAAAACATTTGCAACAACTATAGGGCAGCAATGGGAAATGCTTGTCTATCCAAAACCAAGCACAGGAATTACGCTGGCGTTCCAATATCGAGTTGCGGCAGATTTGCTTTCTAATGCCTCTGATTATCCACTTGGTGGTGCATTGCACTCCATAACGATACTTCACGCCGCTTATGCGGTCTGGGAGCAGGAGAAAGACGCTACGGCAAGCATACAGGCTGCAAGGTACGATAAATCATTACAGAACAGTATTAGAATTAACAATGACTTGATCCCGAATACTATTCGAGCAGGTCGAACACGAAACCTTTATACCACGCTAGTATCAATTGATGGTGTTGGGTAGGAATAAAATATGAAATCAATTAAAATAGCGAATATAGGAAAGTCAACAAAGCATACTCATACGATAACACAAACTCCCGAATCTATTACTGGCGATGTTGCGTTTGACTTGGGTGCCTTATTGCTCGTAACCGGAATTGATACATGGGCGGCTGTTGGTCTTACTTCCGCACAAGCCAAAGCTGGCGGTGCTAAGGTTCCGACTAATTTCCCAATGTATATTCGATTAGCACCAGAGAGTAGAGTAATTTATATCGACGCCATAACTGGTGGCGAAGTATCAATCGTTCAGGTTGATTAGGAGCAAATTATGTTAAGATTTTTAGAAACCATAAGCGGAACACTTAAAAAATCCACTAATGATGTTACTAGCACACTTTACGACGGGGGCGGCACCACCAATGCTTTACAACTTGAAGCTGATACTGCTGCTGTCGTTGCTGGTGGTGGTGCTGTAATTGATTGTGACGGCAAAAATGTCGCTGATATTCAAATTGTAAATGCTGCTGCTGGCGAGAGTTTAACACTTCTTTTAACTGAGTATAGTTCTGGAACTCCAACAGTGGCCAATCAAATAAGACAAACAGAAGTGCAGGTTCCTACTACCGATCTTGCTGTTGAGGCTGATTTACAAATGGTTGGATTGTCTACCGCGGTAGGGTATGCAAAATCACCGATCCGTACCGTTGTTACTCCTGGTTCTTATTTGATGATATCTATTGCAGCAGAAAGCGCCTCTGGAGCGAAGTATCTTCGTTACGGTCTTCTTGGGGGTGTCTAAATGACAACTTATAGTCCTTCAAATGCCGCCGAGATTATTGACGATATCAATAACAATGCCTCAAATGGTGATACTGTTATTATTCCAGAAGGTACATCTGATTGTACTGCTTCTACACTAACGCCTAAGGCTGGCGTAGATCATTACGACACAGATATCGATTCCGCAACTATTCAGGCTGGTGTTTACTCTGATCTTGGTGGTTCTGCAAATGTTCTAACAATTAGCGACTTGACAATTGATTCTACTGGAGAAGCGGTCGTTGGTACAAATAATGGTCAAAACGAGATCGCAAATGGCGAATTTGTTCTTACAAATGTCAGAATAACGGAATGTACAAACAACTGCTTCACTGCTGTTGCAGACTCACATGCTTGTGTTGGATATCTTAGAAGATGTATAATTTCTGATGCTGGTGATGATTGTATTAGTTCTAAGGCTCCGGGCGGTGCCGGTGTGGCGTCTGGATCGTCTTTGAAAGTAATACATTGTGAATCATATTCATCTGGGACAGCTTCCAATGATCAACTCATAACAGCCCATAATGGCTTCGCAATTTATGTGTATGGCGGCAAGTTTCATTCTCCCGGCAACACGACCGCTGGCGTGCAAATAATGAAGCCAGATAATGCTACTTCTATTATCGACGCATACGGAGCGTCAGTAGTTGGTGGCCTTGTGTCGGCGAGACATACTGTTTCATGTCATGTTACCGCCGCTTCTTATAATGGTTCTGAAGGTGTTAGGCTGAATACTAATGATGGTTCTGTTGTAGGAAATATCGTCAACGGTAATTCATATGCAGATAAAGGAATCCTTTTCGGATTACACATAACTGGGTGTTCTGTTATCTCAAATTATGTTTATGATTGTACACAGTCCGATGGCAATGGAATCTTTATCGGCACTGGGAATATCGGCAACACTTACATCTATAATAATCTTATGAGTGGTGGAGTTAGAGGATATGATTTAAGAAACACTTCTGGTGCAATTTCTTTTTATAATAACATTGATTTTGACAATTCTCAATATGGCGTTTTGGCTGATGCTCGAACAACTCACGGTTATAACATTATGACTGGTTCAACTTTCGGATTTACTCTAAATTCGACAGAAACCTCAAATGCTCCAGATATAGATGCGTATAAAATTCCAATTAAAGGCGGCAACTGCGATGTCGGCATGGGTCATCCTACTATCCGACCAACAATAGGTGACAACGATATTTATGGTCGTCCCAAATTGCGTTCAGACGCTGATTGTATTGGGCCTGTTTACCCGCAACGTGACGCACCAGAAAATATATTAAAACCAATAGTTCAATTTGCAAGCGAAGCAGCATAAAGGGAAATAATGTCATTAACAGAACAAGACATGGATAGAGTTGAATTAAGGATAAGACAATACTTTGACGGCTTTCTTGAAAATGGTCTTCCTGAAATGTTCACTCAACACCAAGAAGGATGTGGTCATGGTAAGCGATTTAATAAACTCATATGGTTTGGGTCTGGCGTGATGTTTGCTGGTGGCGGTGGCATTGGGTTTACAATAGCGAAACTTTTTACAGGATAGGAGATAGAATATGGCAAAAGTAAGAGGTACCCGTGACGGAACAGGTCCAAGAAGCGGCAGTTCACAACGTCATGCAACAGGCAATAAAGGCAAGCGAAAACTGGCAGGACAGAAATGCCCTAAGCGATAGGAGACACGAGCATGAAAAAGATACTGTTTTACATTTCGATGGCTGCGGCGTGCTTCGTACTAATGTGCGGAATGGTATGTTCGCAAGGATGTGATGGTAGTGGCGGTATGGGTGGTCAGGGTTTAGTGATTAACGTTTACCAGAACGCAACCCCTGATGCTAGCATACCCGGATCGGGATCGAACACATCCACGATCACTACTACCATTGATGACGGTGGGACACTGGAAAGCCCTTCGGTGGAGGTTCCGCAGACGGCGACGGAACCGGAGACGACACAGCCAGAAACGCCGGAAACGTAGCAAAGACAATCGCTACTGCTGCGGGGTTCCCGTGGTGGATAGCATGGCCCATAGGAATCGTAACAACCCTTGTGGTTGGTGCGTTTATTAAGAAAAGAAAAAAGTAACATGAAAAATTGGAAAACGACTATTGGTGGAATCTTAGCGACTATAGGAGCAGCGTTAATTCTCCTGGATAATATCTACGCGAAATTTGCTGGTGGAATCCTTTCCGCTGGTGGAGTGCTGCTCATTGGTATCGCCGCGAAGGATTCTACAGTTAAATAAATGAACGACAGAAAATACACGCTGATGGTAGCTAGGTTGGTAGACAAACTTGTGCCTGGTTCTGATAAAGAAAGACGGGCGCTTCGCCTTCACCTGATTACCACCAGCGAGTATTTCAAGGCACATGGATTATATGTTTTCGAGCAGGAAAATAAAACAAGTCGAAAAGACTCGGAAGACATTATTAAGAAAAAGATTCAGAAATTGATTGTGAAATTACCAAAGAGGTAACTTCTCGATAGGGCTTTGGGAAAAGACCGTATTTTGTAAACAATAGGGCTGAAAGTATAGGCCCGCCAAACCCCTTTATAGGAGAAAGATTATGTCTTCAAGTGTACACAGATGGTTAAGTGATAAGAAACGGGCTATGGACCCGGATGGTGGGCTAATTTATGCGGAAGGAACGACCGTTCCAGTAAACGGAACGTCAGGCTATGCAAAGGGGTGTAAGTTCTTAAAAACCGACAGTGTAGATGTTACGGCAATTTATTACGTTAATGTTGGGACTTTTGCTTCTGCAAATTTTGATGCCCTTTCTGCCTCTGGTGTCGCCAGTGGTACAGAATCAGTAACAACAAGCGATACCTTCACGCTTGCAAATGGCGAAAGCGACGGAACATTTGTTCTTTCTGTAAATACTACAGGAACAGATCACGCTGTTACGCTTAAAGCTCCTATAACAACCCAGGCCGTTACGCTGACGCTTCCTGACGTTGTGGCTGATACGCTTGTCAGTTTATCAGCGACACAAACGCTGACGAACAAGACACTGACAACTCCGACGATTGCAGCTACAGGTTGGGCGAATGCTAATCATACTCATGCTGGTGCAACAACTGGTGGTGCACTTTCGGCTGTATCCGATTCAACTGGTACAACGAACACAACCTTTACAGTTGATTCTGATTCATCGAACAGCCAGTTAATCCTTTCTGGTGCTGCAACTGGTGGAAGTGGATTTAATCTTACTCTTAAACCAGATTCTGTTGGTCAATCAAGTACACTTTCTGCTCCAGACCCCGGTGGAGATGATAGTCTTGTTTATCTCGCCCTTGCACAGACGGTTGCTGGCAAAACACTGACTACTGCAACGCTTACAGACCCGACTATTAACGCATGTACTATTACCGGCGCAGTTGCGATAACAACTCCATCTGTAACAGGTACTTGGACTGACCTTGGAACTGTAACAACTGTTGATATCAATGGTGGAACGATTGACGCAGCCGCTATTGGTGGAGCCACTCCTGCTGCTGGTGCGTTTACAACCGCTTCTACTTCTGGTGCTGCGACGCTAGCAAGTCTTGTGTGTACCGCTGGTGCTACATTTGGAGGAGGCTATGCTTCTACTGGTGTTTCAATCTCTACTGCTGGTGTTGTAGAAATTGCTGGAGCAGTTACTTGTGATACTACGCTTGAAGTTACTGGAACATCTACCCTTGCAGATATATCATGTACTGCTGGTGCAACTTTCGGCGGTGGATACGGAGCAACAGGTGTTACCATTTCAACTGCTGGCGTTATTCAAGCCAATGGAGCATTTACTTCCGATGGTGCTGTAACAGGCGATTCAATTACTGATGGAACAGCAACACTTACTTCTGGTGCATGGACCGGGATTACAACTCTTGCTATGGGCGGTGCGCTTTCTGGCGTTACTACAATCGCTGCCTCTGGGACTGTGACACTTTCGGCTGCCGCTGCAATCGTGGGTTCAAATGCAACGTCAACCGACATTGCTGCCAAAGCTGGTGCTGGAACATCCGCAGGTGCGATTCTTAACTTAACCGCAGGTCTTGGTGGAACTACTACTGGATATGGTGGTGCTTTGAATGTCACTGGTGGAGCCGGTGGAACAACGACTGGCGATGGCGGTACAGTTACTATTGCTGGTGGTATTTCAACATCTGGGTCTTCCCAGGGTGGAGCTGTAACAATAACTGGTGGTGCATCGTCTGATGGTGATGGTGCTGCTGGTGCGGTAACTATTGATACTGGTGCTGTCAACGGTGGTACTGCCGCCGGAATCACTATTGGTTCTACAAATGCCACTACCGTAGCTGTTGGTAAAGCTGCGACTGCTGCAACTGTAATTACTTTGAATGGCGCAGTTAAAGGCGAAGCTGAAGGCTACATGACTCATACGTTGGTCGTGGATGCTTCTGTTGCTGAAATTAACGCAGGACATGTACTTGTTACGGTTCCGGCTAATAGACAATTCCAGTTGGTTGATTTGAAACAAATCGCCATTGGCGGGACAGTTGGAACTACGACTTCTGTAGAAGTTGGTTGTGGTGCAACTGATCTGACAAGTACAACCGCTGCGACACTTGCACAATCTGTTGTAAATCAGTTGGATACGGCTGGTGTAACGGTTATTGCCGATGGTGCGTCATTCGCTGCACAAACGGCTGGTGTTGACCTTAGCGTCAGTAAAACTGGTGGCGATGCCGATACGGCTACATCTGTTCGATTCATAATCAGTTACATACTGATATAAACCGCCCGTAAGGGCATAACCGGGAAAGGAATTTCCAATGACTGAAGAAAAAGACACCGTAGAAGAAGTTCAAGAAGATGTTGTAGATGAAGTTACTGAAGATATTAAGGAACCACGCGAGGCTCCTGCCGAAGTAAAGATTCTTCGACAAGTAACGATAAATCTTCTTGAAGGCGAAAAAATGCACATTTCGTTTACCCCGGAAGGTATGACGCGCTTAGAAATGAGTGCGTTATGCCAACAGGCTATCGCTGCATTAAAGGTGTAGTCAACGGTAGATTTTTGTAATGTTTATGAGGCAGGTGAGGTCAACATGCCTTGCCTGCCTCTATTTTTTTAAGGTAGCTTATGGAACACCAGTATAGAGAAAATACAACCCTTCGCCTTCGGGTGGAGATACCTATCGGCTATCAACATACCCGTATATACGCGATATCTGAAGGTGAAACACGCCCGGCTTTGGGTGATTCACTGCCTGATAACGGCGATGGTCAGTACATCCTTACAGGTAGCTACGTCACTAGTGTTGCCGATAGGCAGGAACGTGGCAAACCCACTAATGAAATCGTTGTTACAGCAGTTCAGCCGCTTGATTATGATGGCGGTACTGGTTACGACGGTGATCCCGACCCTATGGAGGTTCGTAGTAGCCGCAAATACAGCGTAGACGGTCAATACGAACGTTTGACATACCTATACCTCTCTTCTGCTACTGTTGTACACACAGAGGTCGGTACTGGTAATAAATACGTTGTTACAAATGCCAACGAAGATAATGATTTTATCGTTGGCCTACTTTTTACCACTGTTACATATACCCGGTTCCGCACAATTTCAGATATTACTGTTGGTCAAACCTATGAGATAGAGGGTTCGAGGAAAGAGATTGACAGTGACCCCAAAAGTGGTGAGCGTGTTTTTGTAACGACTGATGTGGCAGATGCGAGCATTCCCGAAAAGGGCGATGCTTTTATCGATCGTCTTGCCGCTACTGATACTGGTAATTTCGCCCGGCTTTGTACTGGAGTTCAGTATACAACGAACATCATTCCTGGACGAACACTTGTAACGTGTAGCTATTCTGCACCAAGACAAGACGCTGCTGCTACTAGCGAATGGGCGGCGTATCAAACACGACGTAGAAATTCAAAAATCAATGGAATATATCGTTCTTCGATGATTATATTGCACATGCCGAACGCTCTTGCCGATTCCACCTTCACAATCAACGCTGCTCGGGCCGGGCATACTTACGATGGTCTGTATCTTAATGATTTTCAAGTAGACAATAACTGGATCGAGGATGAAGCCAGAGTTGTTTTGAACTATTCTACTTTGACTGCTGACGAGTGGATGATGCAGAACATTAACAGCGCATTGGTTTACCGCGTACCAGCAATGACATCGTATGCAAAATTAGTTGACCTTGACGATAAGAAACTGTTCGGTAAAAGCGAATCGTATCCCAACTCTCATTACCGCGTTACTAAGGGTGAAAACGTAGCATTCATTCCCAAGACCAGAATTATTATCCGTGCAATAGTTGATAGTGACGATGCTGCTGCTTTCGACTCGTATCAGGGCGAAATAAACGACGCTGCAATAGATTCGTTAAGCCTACCTAAACAGCATGGGATATATCTTGGGGCAAGCCTTACCCCAATTACAGGAACAGCCGACCGTTTATGGCAGATGGAGGCTAGCTTCCTTGCAAACACAAAAGACTGGAACGACCAATGTTACTTGACGCTGTGGGAAACTCGCAAGATTTGGGTCAACTTCGACGATGATGATCTGACACTTGGTCGATATTCTGGCTGGGTAGAGGTTAAATTGACTGATAATGACGACGGAGTTACCCCGCATCCGGGCGAGTTCTACGCTAATCTACTGAACACCCATGACTTTTCGTACTTTGGTGGGCTGGTGAGTTAGTGGCAAAGATTATTGACAAAACAGAAGATTTACTTCGTGCCGTTAATTCCATTCAGGGTGGAGAGCCGATTGGTCCTATCGAATCGGGCGAAAATGATAGCTCTGAAATCGCTGCACTTAAATCCAAGGTGAACGATATTTCTTCCGAGCTTAACGCCATGAGGGAGGGGCCGGGTGTTGATATTGAGGAGGGTGATAAACTTGAACCGCTTCTTTCTGACATTAGTATTGTGGGTCAATATCCTGTTTTGGCAGACGATCTGGGTGCAGGTCAGTACATCGTTAAGCTGCACGAAGATTTCATCGAAAGCACTGATGTTGACGAGGAGGGCGGGGGCGGGGAAGATGTTGATTATGTTTTTGTGGCCAAGATAACCGGCGAGTCTTCTGGTGATTATGCTTGGACAGAGCAGGATGTTTCTACCATTGGCGTTTTAACCGATAAGGACGACGGCAGGAGTGGGACAACTTCTATTGATGCAGCTAAGGAGCTTAACGGAACAGAGGATTTATACCTCGATGATTTTTATGCTGTAATGATAGAGTTTTTTGACGACGACGGTGACCCGCACTATTTCTTCACCAAAGGCGATGCTGGCACACACAGCAGCCCACTTGATTTAACCGTAACGCCGGGCACTTCAACCGCCCGCACTGCTACTTGGGATGTAACCAGTCAGGGCGTAAATGATGGCGTTACCGTATATCGCGAAAGAACTTTTTGGGACTCTCCGTCAATTAAGGGTGCTTGGTGGGATGAGGTTTATGATTCTACTGGTAGGTTGGTGTCTTCTACTGCCGAAACGGTGTTTACAATTATAACATTTACAAACTTTGTTTGTCCGGCATAAACATGGCGAAAGTTCCGATATTAAATGCTGGCGGCAATCCTTTCATGCAGGGCGGCGTTCCTGTAATTGCGGAATATGATGATTGGGTAGATTGTTGTTGTGCCCCACCGCCGGGCGGTTATATTCTATCACAATGCGATATTACTTGCGGACAAGATGATTGTGACGGCTCTGGGTCGGATTTACAAACAACCCCAGCGAAATCGCCTACACTTACCCCGTCTGATGTCGGTAAGGTAGTTAAAATATCAGGCTCGACCGCGTGTTGGAAAGTTACTTATACATCTTCAGAAGCCGGCACTGATGTAGTAGTAGTAGAAGAACGCTATACTGGAGCAGATTTAGACGAAGCATGCAAGGCGTGTTGTGGCCCCTGTTATGATATCGGCGGGTGCTCATTCAACAGGACAACTTCCACGATAACATTCAGATTAAAAAGATGGTACTGTTATTATCGCAATAGCAGTTGTACTGGCACTCCCTACCGTGTTACTGGAGAATGGATCGAGGGAACCGACATTCCAATGAGTGACATTTCTTGTAATTATTGGCGAGGAACTGGATTGAGATACGCATCAGGTGTTTTAGCAAATGACTGTGCCTTTCCTTGGGGTGCAACTCCTGTTGGCGTTGTTGGTACTGTTCAATTAAGATACATTACCACCACCACTCCTCATTGGGATTTCAGATCAAACATAGCATTATCTATAATAACGGCGTGTGCAGGAGGATCAGACACATACAACGGTACTTGTACATACCATTTTAACTCAGGAGATCGTTATTGGCGGGATCATCATTATGACAACTTTGTAACTTTAAGTAATAACGGAGTGTGCGATACTCCGGGGCCATAAAATGAAAACAAAAAGCATATCAAAAGTAATTAGATGGGCAGCTACAAATCGCCCTCCCGG